TGGAAACTTCAATTGATAAGCTAGTGGAGATGGCGAATCAAAGCAAGGGAGGCTTCTGGATGGGCATGGTGGCCGTCTCTGCTTTTGGTAGCGTGATTGGGTATGTGGCGAACTGGATAGGAAAACACTAATGTATGCGCTGGGCTGCACTCCTGATGGTGCTAGTGACGGTATCACTTGCCCAGGACAAGCTCATTTTGAGCAACGCACCACTGCCCATGCCCAAAAAGAAATCAAGCTGCGCGGTGCAGGAGCTGTACATCATAGGTTTGACAACGCACGATCCAGCAGAACGCCACAAGGCGATGCTGGAGTGGCTGGATAAAAGCCAATGCAGCGCGGAAGATTACGTCAGAATTTGGAATGCTCTAGCGGAGTGGGCGGGTACATCAGATAGCCCAATACTCAGAGCCAAGATCATGGAGAAAGCGAAATGAACGAGTCATGGTTAGCACGCAACATCCAGCCGGTGACGGTTGTTTTCTTGCTGTTTTCTTATTTCTTCTTTGCGCTGCTGTCGGTATTTGAACTAGAGACGCGGGGCGCGTATGTGGACCTGCTGGGGCAAGCAATGATTATTGTGATTACTGGAATATTTGCCGGTAAGACCGCCGAGAAGATTGTGGACATCCGCACAAACAAAGGAACTCAAAATGGCACTTGATCCGGTATCAGCCCTGCTTGACATTGGCGGCAAAGTATTAGACAGGGTTTTCCCTGACCCGACACAGCAGGCTGCGGCTCGGCTTGAACTACTCAAACTCCAACAGTCTGGTGAGCTAACCCAGATCGCGGGGCAAATGGAGATCAACAAGGTAGAGGCGGCAAGCTCCAGCATCTTTGTCAGCGGCTGGCGACCAGCTATCGGCTGGATATGCGGCGCTGGCTTTGCTGTTCAATTTGTCATTGGACCTCTGGCCGAGTGGGGTTCTGCGCTCTACGGTCACCCCGTGAAGTTCCCGCAAATGGATACCGGCACAATGATGCCGTTACTGCTGGGAATGCTTGGTCTTGGTGGTCTTCGCACTGCTGAGAAGCTGCAAGACAAGGCATCAAGATGAAAGACAACTGGGAAAAATCTTGTGATAAGGTGCTTGATTCTGAAGGCGGCTATCAACTGACCATACTAGTTGGCGATTCAGGCGGTCAAACTTATGCGGGTATTGCTCGTAATCCAAACCCTCATTGGGAAGGTTGGGAGTTAATTGACAAGGGTGAAACACCGCCCAAAGAGATAGTCAGGTCGTTTTACAAGGCTAACTTTTGGGACAAGATTCGTGGCGATGAATTGCCTGCTGGCGTTGATTACTTGGTTTACGACTTCGCAGTTAATGCAGGGGTTGTTCGTGCAGTCAAAACCCTACAGTCTGCCGTAGGTACAAATCCTGATGGTGCTATTGGCCCTGCAACCATTGCAGCAGTTAAATCAAGCACCGATTTGGTTGAGAAATTTAGCAATGTTAAAGAAGCCTTTTACAAGGGTATTGTTGAGCGTAAGCCAACCCAGCAAAAATTCCTAAAGGGTTGGCTAAATCGGGTTGCTCATGTGCAGACAGCGGCAACTTCAATGCTGGCATAAATCATGGCCGTCCAGCAAAAACTTGAGACTCCGACACCGCCAAACCTGGGGTATCCACCAGAGGAGTACGAACGCCGCAACTTCAACGAGTCCAATGGTGCGCTGAATGTTTACTTCAGGAAAGTGACTTCGGTGCTTGGCGCCTTGTTTGGCGTCAAGGGCAGCCGGTACATCAACGCCCCCTATGGCGCCTTTCAGAGCACGGCAGACCAGACGGCAGCGGCCATCAATACCGCGTACGCGATGACGTTTAACACGACTGATTACACCAATGGTATTACGGTGGCCAGCAACTCGCGCATCACGGTTACCGACTCCGGCATCTACAACCTTCAGTGGTCAGGGCAGTTTGAGAATACAGACAGCCAGGACCATGATGTAAGGGTCTGGATTAAGGTCAACGGGACAAACCTTGTCGGATCGACAGGATTTGCTGGGATACCATCTAAGCATGGCTCAGTCAATGGCCACACAATTATTGGATGGAACTACTTTTTATCACTTGATGCCACTGACTACGTTGAGCTTTGGTGGGAGACTGATAGCACCACAGTCAGCATCCAGGCATACGCTGCGGCGTCCAACTACCCATCTACCGCGTCGCTGATTGCGACCATGCAATTTGTGTCAAACACATTGTGAGAACGTCATGTACATACCCCTAAAAATACCACCAGGCATCTACCGTAACGGGACCGAGTACCAATCATCTGGGCGCTGGTTCGACGCTAACTTGGTGCGCTGGTACGAGAACACGCTGCGCCCTGTTAACGGGTGGCGTAAGCGGGTCACTGCGCAGACGGCGATGAGTGGCAAGTGCAGGGGATTGATTACCTGGCGTGATAACAGCAATGACCGTTGGATTGCAGCCGGTACGCACACTAAACTTTATGTGATGAGCGAGTCAGGCACTCTCAAAGAGATCACGCCGACAGGGTTTACCGCAGGCATTGCTGACGCTACGTCTTATACCGGGTTTGGGTACAGCACCTACGGAGACTTCGCGTATGGCGTCCAGCGTCCTGACTTGGGTGACATAGTGAGCGCGACAACCTGGTCGATGGATACCTGGGGTGAGTACCTGATCGCTTGCTCAAATGCAGACGGCAAACTGTACGAGTGGCAGCTAGGGTTTGCAACGCCTACTCTGGCAGCGGTTATCACCAACGCACCGACGAACAATAAGGCGGTGATGGTGACCGCTGACCGGATCATGTTTGCTTTGGGCGCTGGCGGTAACCCGCGCAAGGTGGCCTGGTGCGATCAAGAGAACAATACGATTTGGACTGCCGCTATAGATAATTTGGCGGGTGACTACGAGCTGTCCACAACGGGGACTCTAATTGCCGGTAAGCGCGTGAAGGGTGTGAACTTGCTTTTTACCGATGTAGACGTGCATACGGCGCAGTACATTGGCGCGCCATTCGTGTACGGGTTTGAGAAGGCCGGTAGCGGGTGCGGGTTGATCTCAGCGCAATCGGTGGCCGCCATCGACACTGCCGCCATCTGGATGTCTAGTAGCGGGTTCTGGACGTGGGACGGTTACGTCAAGCCACTTCCGTGCGATGTATCAGACTACGTTTTTGACAACATAAACCTGACGCAAAAGTCAAAAGTCTATGCCGTCCACAATAGCAAATTTGGTGAGATATGGTGGTTCTACCCTAGCAATGAATCCAACGAGAACGACTCTTATGTGACGTACAACTACCGCGAAGGTCACTGGAATATCGGTACATTGTCTCGCCTAGCGGGTACGGATGCTGGGGTGTATACCTACCCAATCATGGTAGACAGCAGCGGGTACATCTACGAGCACGAGGTGGGATTTGCGTATGACTCGGCAACCCTGTTTGCGCAATCTGGACCCATTGAGCTGGGGACCGGCGAAAACATAATGAACGTCAGGCAGGTGATTCCTGACGAGCAGACCTTGGGCGAGGCCGTTGTTTCTTTCACGTCAAGGTTCTACCCGACAGGCGCGGAGTCTACTTTCGGACCCTACACGGCGGCCAACCCTACCAGCGTCCGGTTCTCTGGACGCCAAGTAGAGATGAAGGTCACGGGTAACACCTTGGCCGATTGGAGGATTGGGGTTATGCGCCTGGAGGCTACGGCTGGCGGGCGTCGGTGACAGACGTGGACGAGCTTGTAAGGCTGCGCCACCATGTCGAATCGGCTTTAGAATACTCAGAAGGTACACACACATTTGATGACATTGCCGACGGGGTGGCCAAGGACAGATTCCAAGTCTGGCCTGGCGTCAAGTCGGTGGTGGTGACCGAGATCATTGTCTACCCGCAAATCAAGAACTTGCACTACTTCTTGGCTGGCGGCGACCTAGATGAACTCAAGCTGATGCGACCACACATCGAGCGCTGGGGTAAGAGTTTAGGTTGCACGCGAGTCACTCTCGCAGGACGTAAAGGCTGGGCCAAGACGTTTCTGCGCGATGAAGGATACGAACCTAAGTGGTTTATTTTGAGCAAAAACTTGTAGGGGAACGATATGAGTCTAGGTGGCATCTCTGATTATCTAAGAGCAAACAACATCTCTATCCCGCAGGATTCATCCTCTGGGACTTACCTGCCGTATGCAAATCAGGGTCCGTATGAGGACATCATGGCTCGGATGCGCGCATCAGGTGGCCGTGGTGGATCAGGCGGTGTAGCAGGTGGTGGTGGCACAACCGGTGGCGCTGGTACTGGTGGTGCAATGGGTGGGTATGACCCTAACTTGTACAAGCGTGTTGCTGCCCCAACTGCTGGCTCTGGAGTGATACCAGAATTTAGTTCTATTGGCCCTGGTACTACTGGGCAACGTCTTTATGACGTTAACGATCCTACTGCTTGGGGTAATTTAAGTGACGCGCAGCAAGCGAATTACTACGCAAACAATCCTGGCATGGGTAGCGTTTTGAGTAAAGCTGTAAATCTTATAGGTGGCACAACATTAGGATCAATACAAAAAAAATTGATGCCTGATTTATACGAAAACACATTGTTGAAAATGTCAGGTATTAACCCGACTGCGAC